TATCCAGCTGCTGCGTGTGAGTAATGGTGGGTAAATGATTTTTTAGGAATCCCTGGCAAATCGAACTTGGGCTTCCAGTCTCCTGCACCACCCCTTATAAATAGCCTAGAGGCCTTTAGGAGTGGTTTCTCGTAGTATGCTATGTGATCTGGTCTCCCGTAAGACAATGCGTCTTTAATGAGGCTGTCATTAACATACCAGTCATTTTTTTGCTTACTATATCTTTCCGCATGACCAGCAAATAATATTTCCCCGTCTTTAATTAAAGATACTGAAGCATCATGAGACGTTTCATTTATCCCTAAGATTAATGGCATTAGTAAATATACCTATTCTCTCCGCTGTCCTTTTTTCTTTTTATTTTTTTTAATAGCCTGTAAATATAATATTTAATGGCTATCATTTGAAATGCCTTGCTCTACAATTCCTTGGACATACTCTGAGAAATGCTTTCTAACATTGCCAGCTGGACGTGATCCAAATGTGTCCCATATCCTCTTGTACTCAATTACATTATAGTATGTAGTTGGACATAAGGTTGCTCCATTATATGCTTTAAGTGTTGTAGGAAGTGGCACATGTTTTGTGCAGCACTTACATTCTTTTGCTTTTTCTTGGTACTCGCTCATATTATCTCCATGTTTTCTATCGACCTTGCTAAACTTTCAGGCATTCTTGGTGCTCTAATCATGTTATATACATTTTCAACTTCTCCATCGCTAACTGCAAAATCATTATCGTAGCTCATAGATTCGTAATCATGAATGTTTATCTCTTCATCTCTTCGCATTCTGGTCCTGCTTATTGAATTATATACTGCTCCGCATACAGCATCTGCTAAATCCTTTGACCCTTTTCTTGGATGGTCAACCTTATCTCTCATGATTCTTAACTGAAGCAATTCATCTATTAATAATGGTATATGAGGTCCAGACAATCTTTCTTCTAAAACTACCATTGCCATATCGTCATAATGTTTTTTAGCGACAGATAGAATCTCTGTGTTGATGCCATATTGTTTTAGTTGTTGCATCATATCATGAGAGTTCCATCTGTCAAACGTACACATCTTGATATTAAAACCCCTAGTTCTTAGGGCAAGTATGTAATCCTTTACTTCAGAAAAATCTACAGACTTGTCTGGTGTTGGGGTCCAAAATCTAACTGCATCAATTTCTACGATTGGTGCAGGTTGAGAATAAGTGTCTGTAACTTTTACTTCTACCCATTTCTTAACATGTCCCATAGCAACTGCACAGTGGTCGTGTTTCTGGGCTAAGTCTACGTGTATAAAATAATCTTTTTCTAGATCTGGCTTAAACCAATCTTCAAGTCTTCCAAAGTTATCTACTGCTAGGCTGGCTTGATTAAAAGCCTTTTCAATTTTTTCTCTAGATTTAAAAAATGCATCTACTGCATCTGATGGCATACACGCAAATCTACCAAGAGCATCTGACGAGTTTTTGTGAAAGGCTACAGTAAAGTCAGTAATCTTTTTTGTTGGGTTAACTTCCCATGTCGGTCTCTTAAGTGCAAAAACTCTTGGATAGACATACGAGACTATGTGGTCTTCTTCCCAAGCTACCTCAAACTCATTGCCTTCTGTGCCATCTGGTAGATCTTGGTCTAGCTTTAGTATTTCAGTCCTAATAATAGTTTCTTTTTCCGCTATAACTGACTCATAAAATTTTTGTATTGGATCATTTTTAAATCTAGGGAAAGAAAGCAGAATTACTTTACCGACATCTGGGAAACGTGAATCAACTGACGCCCTGTACATGTCATATATTGCATCTGCTGTTTTAGCTTGGTCATGTCCGCTGGTATTTTCTGTTGCAAATCCCGAAATTTCATCTAGGATTACAACCATTACGTTATATCCTTCCCAGGCTTCTCTTTCTGAGTGACCTGAATGAACTGTTATTGATTTATCAAATTTAATTTCTGAGGCCTTGTCAGTATATTTACCAGCAAACCAGGGTGAGACTTCGATCCTCATTTTAAATCCCTTAAAGAAAACGTTGTTTGCCTGCTGAGCATTGATAGCAATGTTAAGAATATCTATTGCATCTCTAGGTGGTTTACCATAATATGCTGCTGGATCCTTAAGGCAGAGTAATAAATATACTATGTATGCTACTGCAATAGTTGATGAGTAATCTTTTCCAGAACCTTTACCGAGCTGAGCAATTACCTCGACGCAGGTCTGCTTAAACATCTTCTTGCCCTCTTCTTCTCCATAAAGCTTAATTAGAGTAGATTCTTTATATATCTGAGAGCTTCTAGCAATTAGCGTATATTGGTTTTCAGAAAGTGGTGGTAGGCCTAAGTAGTCTGGGCTAGTCACAAATGTCTGCAGATCAACTGGGCGCTCTTCAAACTCATCGCCATCCAATATTTCTATAAATTCTGAAAAATCAAGAGACATTATTAAACCCCTTTGGAACACGCACCAAGTTAAATAAGTGACTTGAATGTGAGTATCTAATGTCACTTTTAACTTCTTGTACTTGATGTCTGCAGTGATCTTGTGAGCTATGTATTACAAGGTCCCCCGCTTTTGGGTAGTATGTCACATCTTGATTAGAGTAGTATATCTCTCCGCCTTCAAAATCATTTAAATACATTATTAGTCCAGCAATACTATTTTCTGCGGTGTCAAAATCTTCGCCTTCTTTTAAATTTTGGCTTGCTTTAATAACATTTAAAAAATCAAAATTATCTGTGTGGTGTGGCCCCACCCAACCTTTTTTCATTCTAGTTGCTGCTAACGAATTACCTAAATAAACACCACTGTCTAGCATGTCGGATAGTCTTTTGCTTATTGGTATAAATTTATCTAAAGCCATATGTGCAGTTTCTGCACCCTGACTACCTTCATTAAAATGCCCCACCCATTTTTCTTCAGGAATGGATTCAATATCTTTTAATATTTCAATTCTTTCTTCTGCAGAAATAAAATTAGGGTAAACATAAATATCTTCTCCCAGCTTAACTGATCCATTAAGATCAAGCATCTGCTACCTCTTGAGATATAATAATTGGTTCTACTATTCCCGTTATCTGAGAAAGACGCTTAGCAACCTCTATTTTGCAATGGCTACATGTTGATGTCACTTCTTTCAAGATACCAACAAGCATCTCTTGCTTTCTTTCATTTTCTAATATCTGTGCAGCCATCTCATTATTTTCTAATACGCCAACTGCCTGCAGCATGCCAATTCTTTTTGCTTCTATATCGGCTATTAGCTTTAATGTGCCTGACTTTACATTAAGTTGCCCCTGAGTATCAGCATCCTCTACGGTCTTCCACGCCTCTTTAATAAGTATGTCGTAGTGCTGATCGGCACCCATTAGCGCTTCTCTGGCACGGTCTCTAACATTAGTATCGTTGTGTACTACCGCCTTCCACTCGTCAATATATCCCAGCACATCTTTTCTGGTCATTCCAGTTATCGTGGCTATTTGAGTGGCAGAGTTACCCTTAAGTAGCTCTGAAACAACTTTGTTCATCTTGTCAAAGTGTACGGATGGCTCTATTTCTGTCATTAAATAATTATACTTCTAGTCAACTAAAATGTCAATTAGCGTTTGACTTTTATTGCAAATTTATCTATATACCTCTGTATGGTCATGGCTGAAACACCACACTCTTTTGCTATCTCCACTATATTTTTTTTCTGAATAATATATCTATTGTGAAGCCAAGCTTTATCTTGATATAACTTCATCTCTTGGTCAATTCCTTATTGGCATAATGGGCTATTCCAAATGAATCTGCTACGTCAAAGTCAGATACCGATAGGTTATACTTTTTATTAAAGTAGTCCGCCGTCCTCTGCTTTCTCATATTCCTTAGCTGGTTCTTATACCATGACTCAGCATATCCTGGATTTGCCAGTCTGATCCCAGACTTTTCTTCTTTTGTAGGATTCTTATTCCCAATGTATGCCTGCCATGAAGTTGGAGATATTGTTATGACTTTAGCTCCAGTAGACATTAGCTCAGCAATAACTACACCATACACATAAGATAATTTAATCACAGCATCTGGAGACCTAACCAAAACAGCTCCTTCGACTGCAATATAGTCTGCCTGCAATTCATCCAGCATTACATGCATTTTAACTTTGGCATCATATATCTTTTCAAATATGTCGTTACCAGATAAATTTATTTTACCCCATTTTAATGGCACGTCATTTTCCATTAGGCAAAATGCTATTGAGTTTGTAGATGCATCTATGCCTAAGACTCTTGACGCCTTAGTCTTTACTAGACTAGCCAATGTCATCAATGATCCCCATCAAATGCTTTTTGTCTTTTGCATGCCTTGACTTAATGCACTTAGAGCAATAAGCTTCAGAATTATATCTACTTAAAAATCCTGGGCAGCCCTTGCATTTTCTTGGAGCACCATTTTTAATTGCTTTTTTCTCATAATATTTTTGCATGATTCTTTTATTTGTTGCAACCCTGCAGCATTCATCTGAACAGTATTTTTGATTATGTGTTTTAGATTCAAAATCTTTACCACATTCAATATTTAGACATATCACTTTGATACCTTCATCAATTCAATTTCTACTGTTCCAGGATTTGATCCCTTAGCCCAACATTCTTTTTTAACTGGACAATAAGTGCAAGGTAGCTTATACTTAGTAGCATTTTCAGGTCGCTTTGGAAGATCTCCCTCTTTAAAGTTATCCCATACATCTCTCATCCACTGAAAAGCATTCTCGATAATCTCTTTATTCTTATCGTTCATTGAAATTGGAATGATAAGTATCTCTTGAGTATTTTTGTTTTCATATAGAAAGAATCCTTCTTTAGCATTCTTTAGCTTCATATATGTAAGTAGCTGCAGCATATGGTTGGGAGAAGACTTCATCTCTGCCTGTCTAGTATCCCATACCTCTTGCTTAGCCGTCTTAATTTCTCCAATTACAGTCTCACCATCATACTCCATGATCAAGTCTATGAAGCCACGAATTGGAGGGTATTCATTAATAATCTCTTCTTCTTCTGCCCTCCACTCAGGCATAGTCTTAATTAGGTTTTGCAATCTTTCATGAGCCTGAGTTCCTTGAGCCATATTGGCTACTGCAACAGCATCGTTGTCATCAATAAAAACAGCACCAGTAAATGCCATGTACCAGTATCTTGGGCATGTGCCATGTCCATACCCCAATGAGCTTGGGCTAAAAGACTTTTTTGTAGTGTCTCCATCTGGGCGCTTTGTGTTTCTATAAGACTCATCAAGCAACTGAGCAAACTTTTCTGGATCGAAGAAGTTACCAGTATGCTTTTTAAACTTAAGATTTTTTACAATGTCTCTAGCCATTTATGAATTATACCTAACTACGTATTTAAGTGCATCTACGAGTTTGTCTATGGACTCCTTTACTGAATAGTATATGTTTTTCTTATTGTTATTGGCAGTTCCAGCCTTATCTTTTGCAATTGTTGAATACACAGAAGCAAGCACGGCAAATTTTGTAGACATTGCCTGTAGCTCCATAATTAAATGTGGAGCTTTGGCAGAAGGCACATCTGGATTCATGAGCAGCTTAACTACAATGGCTAGCGCCTTATCAAGGTGCTCATCCTGCATAAACTCATGCAAGTCATTAAACTCTGTAATATCGCTAATTAACTGTAAGGTATTCTTATCTTCCATTGCGCTTTATCCTTTTGTCTAATTGATCTATAAATAGACCAAGGGGATACCCGATTGATAAACCCACCATAAATCCAAATATAAAAGTTGTCATTTAAAAAACCAGCCTCCATATATCATTGCATTTAACTCCAAAAATTTGCATAGTTATTCTCCTATCCGTATTCAATGTATTATGTGAATAACCAACCGCATGGTATATTCCACAGTAATGCCAAAACATTCCGCCAGGATAATAATCTATTATTTCTGGGACAGGATTGAGTATTTTATTTTTTAAAACCTCAGCGTTGTGTTCATTTGAATTAAAGTCAAGCGTCTTGCAGTGCTTAGCATAGTCACTGTTTGAGTAAAATCCAATGTCTGGCTGATCCCATATCATTACTCCAGCCCCACCTTTTGGCAATTCAATAGCCAATGTTATTGCAAATGAATCTGTTGCTCCTCCCAAAGAGTCCCACTTATAATTTAAATGTTTTAATAAGCTGTCACGATGAATGGTTGCTGCTCCACCAACATCCCCATATGGGGACAATGAGCCATCTGCATTTCCATCAGTATCTCCAAAGATATAAAATCCTGGCATAGGAACATCATTAAGAAACTCACAAGGCCCGAACATATCGGTTACTTTTTGCTCTATAATGTCATAAAGGTATTTAAAGTTATCTAGCAGTATCTTGTTGTTCTTATTAAAAAAATCTATTCGTTCCTGATTTATTACTTCGTCTTCTGGCGGTATCTCTAAATGTGAAACGGCACCCAATGTGTAAAACGAATGCCTGCTGTTATCTGGCCCACGCTTAATCCATTTATCTGACAATGAGTCAATTATTCCTATTGTCTTTTCTACCTCTTCTTTATCTAAAAGGCTTAAGTAACCATATCTATCTGACATGCGTTATTCTTTTTCTTTTTCATAAACTACGTTTAGGTTAATGCTATCGACTTCGTGCTTTCCAATAACTTCTCCCTTATGGTTAATACCCTTTTTATACATTCTTGGCCTGATGCCTTCAGCATTCAATCCCTTTAAATAAGTTATATACTCATAGCTATCCTGAACTCTTTCAAACGGCACAAAGGAATCCTTCATAGTCACTACTGAATCTTGAATAGATCCTAAAGATATAGGAAGTATGCAAGCAATGTTTGTTCCAGCTGGGATAAAGTATTCTTTATTTGGGGTATCGATCTTCCATACAACAGAAAATGTTCCAGTAAAAACGGAAGTAGATAATATTGTGCTCAGCACTTGTGCACCTTCCATGCTTTCATTTGGAACTGGCATTGTGACTACGCTTGTATTTTCATCAGTTCTAAAGATTAAGTTGGTAATAAATGTTACAGTGCCTTCTCCTCTGCCTACCCATATGCTGTCTGCTCCTATAACTCCACGTGCACCATTCATTCTTTCTCCATCCCAAATAAATGATATGTCGTGGTCAAAATATATGCCGTAGCCAAACGAGTTGGCCATTACTATCGGGTGGCAGTTATATGTCTGAGGATGCATCCAATCTCTCTTAATAGAGAGTGGCCTAATTTTTGCGGTAGGCTTATCCTTATTATCTACGTAAACGTCTAAGTTATACATTATTTTTCTCCCAACATTCTATTAGCTCTTCTAAAATTGCCCACTCTATTATACCAAGCCTAACTTTGGATTCAGATCCAATAATAATTTTTAATGCTGGGTGCATATCTCTATTTACCTTAAACGTATCTGTGCATATCTTTGACCATACCTCTTTGTTTAATGTAAAGGTTGAACCAGCCTCTTTATAGTCTACTAAGAATTGATTCCACTGTGCGTCACCCTTTTGGTAATCTCCTCTTCCACTATTTTTTTGAGCCTTAGCTCCGTCTCTTTTTACTTCAGATCTTTCAGACATACACTACCCTTTTACTTCTATAATGTTAGCTGGTATAGATAGCTTAATTATCTGTAAATCTTTTTCTATATATGACTCTTCTGTAGCAACATCTTTTAGCAAAGACTCGTTGATATCTAAAGCGTATTTGTTCTTCCATTCAAATTCTGGGTGTACTTCATAATCAATAAATGCTCTTAAGAAATATCTATCTGAATTTTTAAATGGCTTTACACCATGATAAAACGGTTCAGTCGATGGCATAATTACTGCATCTCCAGGATATGGCTTATACATATAGGTATTATTAGAGACAGAGTCATAGACACATATCTCTCCACCTTCGTATTCATTATTCAAATAAAAATTAACTGTAGCAACATGCCTATCTCTTTTTGTTTCCTTTGGTATTGGGAACTCATCAACATGATACTCCATCATTAAGTTCTTGTGCTGAACTTTGGCTGCCATGTCTACGTCATACCTAAAATAATCAATCCAATATCTTTTATTGGTGTCAGATAGCTCATCCCAATTTTCTATAAAAGATGGCCAAATTCCTTTTTCTTCTCTAAATTCATTTAGGTAATCTTTCCGTATAAACTTCATGCAATCAAGTATTTCTAGTACATACTCTTTTTCAAGTGCCAGTTCCTTGTCATCTTTTGGATCTATCTGATCTAGGCGTATAGGGTTAGATACCTTTCTAAAGCCCTGCTCATACCATGTATTCCAATTAGTAAAGAAAGATGTTGGTCTATCATTTTTCATGAGATCGATAATTTCTTTGCTATGCTTAAAGATATTTCTATACACAACAATTTGTGGTGCTATAACAATCTTTTGAACAGTGCTAAAGTCTGTGCTCATTTTATCCCACCTTAACTTCGTTTGGGTGCCCGTCTGGACATTCCCACGCTAAAGTCATTGATTCGGGATCCCAAAAAGCTTCTTCTGCATTTAAATCGCATTTAGAGCATGGCTTAATACCATGAATGGATTCTAGATTTTTTTTACTAATAGCACGTGGGCTATTGAGAAACTCATTGAGATTTGGCATTTATTTCCTCAATCAAGGCTCCAGCCACTTCTGGATTTTCTCTAAGGTATGCTACTGCCTTAGCTCTTCCCTGAAACCGCTCCTTGTTAATCGTATACCATGCTCCGCCTTTTTCAACAAGGCCATACATTTCTGCAACATCTAGCGTTTCTCCAATGCGATCAACTCCTAAAGATTCTCCTTGATAGTAGAAGTCGTATTGTCCTGAAAGATTAGGGGGGCCGAGTTTGTTGTAATCAATAATCCAATTGACTGGCCTGCCAACTCTTTGTTCAATGATCTTGTCACCAACCGCAACGCCCGCTTTAATCGCATTAGCTTCAGCTTCCGAAGACCATAACTTAATGACGGTGGAAGAGAAGAACTTAACTGCCATTCCGCCTGTCGGGATATGGGAGGCATGCATAGATCCAAATTGATTTCTTTGCTGTGAGATGAGAACCAGTAGTGTATTTTTGTTTGCATAGTTTAACATTTTGACTGCATGAGTCATATCCTTTGCTTCTGCTCCGATTTGCTTAGTGTCTTGCAAATCCTTCATTTCATTTCCATCTTTTTCAAAATATATACCTGGTAGAAGTGCTGAGATTGAATCAACAACAATTACATCTACGCCAGCCTCCATTAGCTTTACGCCAACGTCTACCATATCATTTACTGTTTTAGCCTGAGAATAAATAAGGGAAGATGAATCTACTCCAAGTTGCTCTGCCCAAGATTGATCATAAGAAGCCTCTGCATCAATCCAAGCGCATGTCTTACCCTCTTGTTGTGCAAGTGCTATCATCTGTAGACAGAAAGAAGATTTTCCTGCTGACTTATTCCCCCAGACAAGGACTTGCCTACCGTATCCCAGACCGCCCTTCAAGGCAACATTTAATCCTATACTCGGAGTTAGCTGCTTATGAACTTGAACGTTTTGTGCTGACTGAACTCTTGCACGTGTCTTTGGGTCTAACTTGGCCATTATGTCTTCTAATGAAATAGTCATATATACTCTTTCTTCTCTCTACTAGTATACCATTTAAATTAATGGTTGTGAAGCTTTCTTTAATTAATCCTTTTGCTTTAGCTTAAATAAGAATGTCTGATCTTCTTCATTGTAATCTACCTGAAGCTCTTTATCCTCATTGGTGGCATTTAAAAAACTTGAAACTGGTAATGATATCTCACCAATTTTTTCGATTGTAGCCACAAGAATTTTAGCAATATTTAGCTGTGCATACACATCTTCAATCTTTACGTCGCTCATTTTATTTCCTTTACATTCATAGTTCCATCATCTAGTTTTGACAGAACAACCTTACACTTCATTCCCTCACGCATTTTTGCAAGGGTCATCTTATACATAGTTGGGAAAGCAATGGCTCTGGTAAGCTCTTTGTTCCTGTTAGACAATACTATGTGGCTCATGGTCTTGCCTGCTTTTGTTACATATGGCGTAAAGTTTACAACCATATACTCATCTTCTTCTAAATCATATTCTTTACGATATAGGTAGTCGACAAACATATCGTTTGAAGATGGATCTATGTCTGAAACCTTAATGTATCTTGCGATTCTGTTATCTCCTACAAGAATGAAATACATCTGTCCGACTTCAATTTGCGTCTGCTCATTGTGGAAAAGTCCTATCGAACCAGTCTCATCTACAATCTCTACTCTTGCCCACCCAGTTCCACGCTTAATTCCCTTAACCATTCCAAACATAACAAATGAGCCTAGGTCATCAAACTCTTCAATAGGTCTAGCCTGAGCTTTGACTCTTGGAGGAATTCCTTCTAGATTAAATGTTGGTATGCCTAGATACTCATAATAATTATCTTTTTCATTTCCATTTCTTGGATTATCTTTAAATGCTGCTGCACCAATTGCATTAAGTGAACTTATAGCTCTGCTATTAATTCCGCTGCCCTTAGAGGAAGCAATAGAAATAAAGTGATCGTAATTAGTATACGGCCTGTTATCAATAATCTTATTTGCAATATTGTCGGATATAAACTTTACTTCAGACAATCCAAATCGGATGGCGTTTTCCTGAAGAGAAAAGTCAAGTCCAGACTCATTGATATGCGGTAGCAACACCTTAAGTCCTAGACGCTTGGCTTCAATTAAATATTCGGTCCTAGCATCTTTATCATTTTCATTTTTAAGAATCGAAAACATGAACTCAAGTGGATAATAAAACTTAAGCCAAGCAGTATAATAACTAAGCATAGAGTAAGCAACAGCATGGGAGCGGTTAAAAGAATAACCAGCATGAGCTTCAAAGTCATGCCAAAGCGCCTCTGCCTTTTTCTTAGTAATGTGCTCTGAAGCCCCAGCAACAAACCGATCCTTGAACTGGTCAAACTCTTTTGCATCCTTTTTCTTTCCAATAATCTTGCGGACCTTATCAGCCTCTGCCCAAGTCATGCCGCCCAAGTGTACACATGCCTGCATAACTTGCTCTTGATATATAATAACACCATAAGTATTCTCGGTAAAGGGCCTCATGATTGTGTGCATGTAATCTACGGCTTCGTTGCCCTGCTTACGCTTAATGTATGCTGCTCCAACAGTATTCATGGCTCCTGGTCTTACCAGTGCATTAGATGCGACTAAGTCTTCAAACTTATCAGTTCCCATTTTAATAAGAAGATTTGTATAGGGGGTTGCTTCTGCTTGGAATACTCCCTTAGTAAATCCTTCGCTAAGCATCTTATAAACCTCTGGGTCATCAAGCTTTAGATCTGACAATACTATATCTTTACCAGTTCTAGATTTAATTGATTTAAGTGTATCTGAGATAACAGACAGTGTCTTAAGTCCTAGTGCATCTAGCTTAATCAAACCGATGTCTGCTACAGTATCCATGTCATATGCAACAACAGGAATTCTTCCAGACACCTTGTCTTGTGCATCTTCTCTGGATTCAACTGGTGCAAACTTTCTCAAGTCATCTTTTGCAACTACTACTCCAGCAGCATGTACACCAACAGATCTAATTCTGCCACGCAGCCTGTCTGCTAGCCAAACTACTTCTGGGTATTTTGCCCTAAACTCTTTTGTATTAGGAGAAGAAATAAAGTCTTCAAACGTGTCGATTGACTTCATGGCACGGTTAACCTCTTGAAGGGGAACCATAAAAATTCTTGCAGCATCACGAATCACACCCTTATCCTTAAAATAAGTGTATGTGGAAATAGAAGCTACGTGCTTAAACTTCTTCTTAAGATATTCTTTTACTTCTTTTCTGCGACGATCCTCAAAGTCAGTATCAATATCGGGAAAGTCATTTCTTTCTGGGTTGATAAATCTGAAAAACAATAGGTCATATTTGATTGGGTCTACATCTGTAATACCCAGTGAATAGCATACAAGGGAGCCAGCGGCAGAGCCACGCCCAGGACCAACACGAATATCATTATTCTTAGCCCAATCAATCATGTCTGCAATAACTAAAAAGTATGATGCAAAACTTTTAGAGGCAATAACAGAAAGCTCTTCTTCAACTCTATCGATATAGATTTGATTGTCTGAGAATCCAAGCTTGTCTAGTCCAGCATAAGCCATCTCACGAAGCTTATCATCTGCATCTGTTTTAGGAACTGGAAGAAGATCAAGTCCTTGATTAAAGTCATACTCTCCAATTTTATTTTCAATCTCTAAAGTGTTTTCGTAAATATCTGTACGAGTAATGCCAGCTTTGTTAAAGTCTGCCTCAATTTCTTCTCTGGATTGAATAAATAAATTGTAGTCTTGAAATGAAATTCTGCGGTCTGGGTATAGATAATTAAATCTTTCCATCATGTCTTTAATATTGCGTGACATTTCAAAGTCTGAGTCTTTGTCAATTTTAGGTGATGTAGATAGGATCAGCAGTGCTTCTTCTAGGATTCTATCTTCTTCTTTAGCAAAGTGTGCATCGCCAGTTGCCACCGCCTTAATGCCAAGTTCGTCTGCAAGCTCAAGTAGCTTTGAGTTTATTTCTTGCGGATTGTGAGATTGAACCTCCACATAAAAATCATCGTGAAAAGTTTTTTTAAAATCTTGAAGTATAAGCTTGGCTTCTGAAAATTCGCCTTTCTCGATGCACTTACTAATAAGTCCATTAAGGCATCCGCTAAGTACAATAACGCCTTCTGCATATTCTTTTAGCACCTCTCTATCAATACGTGGCTTGTGATAAAAGCCTTCGTTCCAAGCAAGTTCCTGAAGGATATTAATATTCTCCAACCCCTTTTTATTTTTCGCTAGCAAAATAATATGGTTGTAGGCCTGAATAGATTTATCTGTTTTAGATGATCTATCAAACCTATCAGTTGGAGAAATGTACGCCTCAACACCAAGAATGGGCTTAATGCCTGTTTCCTTTGCGGCAATCTGCATATCTCTGTGTGAAGAGAGAGTACCATGGTCTGTGATTGCAATCGCAGTTTGTCCAGCATCTAACGCCGCTTGACATAATTCTTTTGGTGAATTTAGCCCATCCATTAATGAATAATATGAATGAACATGTAGGTGTGTAAAACTCATTAGTATCCGCCTAGACATTCGTTTCTTGTATGATAAAGTCTAATCTTTGTCATTGTTTTTCTATTTGGTGCGTATAATTCTTCTCCGCAACATGCGGCTTTTAAATACCATTCTTTTGCAAAAAAGTCATACAGCATTCCCTTATAGTCCCTATATTTATTTGCAACAAAGGTGTCAAACGGGTCTGGTATTTCGTATGAGATCATTATGTTATTCTACTAAATAACACAGGGGCAGTCAATAGACTGCCCCTGTATATAATTAGTTACCAGACTAGGCTGCTGTCTGAGTCTGAAGATGCGGCACTCTCTTGAGATCCGCCTTCTCCATTAAAGAATGCTTCTTGCTCTGTGTAAGGCAAGTCACGAATTGCTGTTGTCTCTAAGTCATACAGCTCAAGTGCTGATGAATCAAATGGTGCTTCATCCTTAGCCAAAGGGATGATTGTGTAGCTTGTGTCCGTCTTTGTACCAGTACGCTTAATGCGCCACATGAGATTAGTAATTGATCCCATTTCGCCTGCATACTCAATTAGTGTTGGAGTGATAGTCTTTCCGCTTGAACCTTGAGAAAGAATTGCTACGTATGGCTCTTCTTTGCCATCATCAATAAGTACGTTCATGTAAAGTCGTGAACGACCCTTCCATCCAGCCTTGTAATCCTTACGGTGTTGTTCGCAACCATAGCACTTGCCTTGATCTTCCATTGAACATAGTGCCTTGCGCTTATAGTCTTTAGGGTTAGTATGCTCTACGGCAATAAAACCCAAACCATTTTTTTCGTTGTACATCGGTGAGTCTGGATCTAGTTCCTGCAAGAAGCGAACTTTAACGCTCTCTGCATCTTCTAGCTTTGCCCAACGTGCTTTTGTTCCGTCACCTTCGCTGTATGAAGGCTTGTCCATTACTTGATTTAAGCCCTTTAGGCCTTTAACGATACCCATTGTATCTCCTTTTTATATAGTTGATGGTGTAAATCCATCTGTTGTTTTAGTATATCATATCCATGAGCGATATTCAATATCTGATACAGACTTTTTTATGCATGTCTTTATTTCTTCTTCAGTTAAATCACCAGCATCTTTAGCTTTATTTGGATATATCTCACGATATCCAGACGAAGCCCAAGAAATATCTTTGTTGCGTAGCTTGCTAGAAATAGATCTTCCTAGTTCTCTGCCAGCTTCATCTGCATCTGTCATAATAATTATCTTATTAAAGTGTCTATTTAATAAGGATTGTTGCTCATTAGAAAGGAATCCGCCAAGTGTAGCAACAACGTTTGGGAAGCCAGCCTGATGAATTCTTATTGCATCAAAATTAGACTCACAAACTATTACTTGATCGCCAATCTTTTTAGCCCTATGTATATTAAATAGCGTTTTGCTTTTTGGCAAACTGGTGCTATTCTTAAAAGTTTTTCCTTCAATTGATCTGCCAACTATACCAATTGGTATTCCATCTGGACTATGCACTGGAGTAACTACCATGTTCATTGCTGGAGAATACCCAAGGTTAAAGTGTTTCATAGACTCTATATTAATTCCTCTAGACTCAAGATAAGATCTGGCGCTACCATTGCCAGCAAGATCTGCGTGTAGTCTATCTAGGGTATCTTGAGAAAACTCTTCGAAGGTAGGCTTGTCTTCAAGCATCTCTTCCATTATCTCATCAAAGTTATTTAGGGCTTCTGTTTCTTTGGCTGCAATTAATCTTAATGATTGAAAATCATTCTTATGCATAGTGCGTTTAATTAAATCTATTAGTGTGCCAGTTTCTCCACATGCAGGATTAAAGCAAATAAATGCTCCAGATGTTTGGCTTACGCTAAAGCTAGATGTATGTCTGTTTGAATGAAAAGGACAATAGCATAGGAAATCATTGCCTGTCTCACCAACAATGTTAAGTCCAATTTCTTTTAGGACTGATTTGATATGACTTGGGGCGTATTCCTTGGTATCAATCTGTTTTGAGTTGTACCCTCGAATTGCCATGCCTTCTTCCTTCCCACATATATCCCGTGAAGAGTCATTAAGAATCTCCATGTCTCTCCAGTAAACTCTATTGAGAAAGCTGGATCAATATCTAATACTCTTACATATCCTTTGCCACGCATGTCTTGCACTAATAGGTTTTCGTATTGAGGTCTTAAGCTTATAATCTGACTATCGTCATTAAACTCTACCTCAATTTGAAATCTTTTAATTCTTTTGTGCGTCATCTGCAAATGGATTTTCGTAAATCTCTTTGACGATACCCCTGTTAATATCCCAATCCAAGAATACACCAAAGTCATGTCCGTGTCTATTCTTTCTAGAAACAACTTCAATCATGTCTGTGCCCTTGTACTTATGAATTGCCATAGCCATATCAGCATCATATTCAATAGCCTTTGACCATGCAACCTGACTCATCATTGGAGGATTGTCTTGGTCTGTAATATCATCTGCAGTTGCAGCAGTAATGTCGATAATAGGAATATTATTTCTGACCGCTAAGTTTTTAAACTCACGAGAAATATTCATATTTCGTTCTGTTGGTGCCTTAGAGTTATTATTATCTGTAAACAACTGATGGTAATCCAAAATAACAATGTCTGGCTTGTGCTGATCTATCTTAGCTTGAATTGCATTTGGAGTTACATTTCCAGAGCCTTCATTAGATACCAAGATAAACTTATTCTTGTCCGCAAACTTTTTGCTAGACCAACTTCTAAAGTCATCAATATTAATATCGCCCTTTGCAAAATCACTAGCCTTAAATAGCCCAGAGCCAAGCATAGTGTAAATACGGTCACGCATATTCTCTGGAGTCATTTCAAGGGAAACGATCATAGGCTTAAATCCCTGCTCCCAAGCCTTGCAGGCTAGATATGAGGTAAACCATGTCTTACCCCTACCTGGCCAGCCAATAGCGACTATAAGGTGCCCTGGAGCCATTCCAGTGGGGTATGCAAGGTCAATTGACTGGAAGCCAGTCTTAATGCCTGGGGAGCCACCCATCTCGGCTGTACGGACCTTCAGAGCCTCTAAATGCTTAATGGCGTTGTCTGAGTCTGTAACATCTAAGTCACGGACATTATTAGTATATTTATTTAAACTAGAAAGCTGTGATTGAAGTTCTCCAATTACTCTTGAGGCAGCATCTTCTTTTAGCATTGATCCGCCACGAATTAAAATGCTCTTTAGTCTGCTAGACAAAAACTCATTCTTTAGATTATCTAAATAATAAGCGGTCTCTGCTGTTGCATTTAAGTCTGGCTCAAAGTCTTTAAACTTTTCCTGTAGGATTCCAACTTCTGGGATAGCCTTGAATTGATTATAATATGACTTAAGACCATTCCAAACATCTCCATGAGAAGTAAATAGCTCATCTACGTTCTCTGCCATAACAGTGCTAATGTCTTTATTCTTACATATAGCTGAGATTAATGTTGCTTCTGTATTCATAGCCCGCCCTCTTCCACCATCTTCTTAGTAGACTCTCGCAGTAGTCGGCGTGTCTCAATATCTTTTTGTAGTTCTATTCTAGCATTTTCCATTTTATCAAAGTTATAGTAAAAGAATTGCAGTGGGTGCCCTGTTTTTTCTAGGCTAAAATAATAAGACAAGAGGTCGTTAGCTTTTTGAAATCCCACGCTATCAATTACATCTTGCATAGCCCACTTCTCTCTAAACTTATTTAGAGTAGGCATCTTACCATATTTCTCCTTGTAGAGATTCTGGTAATTGGTCATAAGGATATATGGCTCTTTATTATTTGCCACTCTTAAGCTCTTCCTCTACCTCACTTGTTTTTTGAACAAGCTTGCTTTCCACAAATGCGTATACTCTTTCGGTAGCAGCATCAACAGTCTCACCAGAACGCACATCATCTTCCACGCCAACATTAATTCTAATGCTTTCGTAGTTACCAAGATTTCTAGTAAAAGAAAGATCTACCTTAACTCTTGTTGTCATTTGTGCTCCGCCTTCTTGTGTCTGCTTAATGTATCGCTGGCGAATATGCCCCAGCGAACTTCTATGTCTCTTTTACAAATATCGCAAGTAACGACTCTACTCTTTTCCATTACTCCGCCTTCCATACTGGTACAAAACCGTCTACGGTCTTAGTATACAATATAAAGCTGTGTTTGAGAAGAGCCAATAATTCTGCTTTAGATGGAACATTTTTAGAATGCCCCGCCTCTAAAATATATTGGTGTAAATCTAATATATCCTTATCACTAAACATATACTTATACCAACTATCTTCTGAATTAGATCCTATAGGATAAATTTTTTGTGGAGACCTGATCTTGCCTTCTAGAATATAGTCTTGAATTGTAACTCTATGTTTATTTAACATTGAGGCAACCTGGACAATACTATAAGCGCTCCCCATATTTTTATCTACTTCTGAATATGGGTAAAGCATTCTCTTCTTATCTATATAGGACCAAGCAATTAGCTGGTCTTTTGCTCTAGATAAACTAAGAGTCTTATGTATCTTCTCGTTTAAGAAGAAATACCGTACTTCTTTGAGTGATTTTCTTCTAGTGTCTCTAGCCATTTACCTAACCTATTTGTATGCTTATTCATCATCCAGCGCTTACCGCACATGATGCAAAACAATTCCATATGCATTTTTTGAGAGAATACTCTATCTACAAATACTCTCCCGCCGCATTTATTACACTTGATCATACCTGGAAGAACTTTCCGTCCACCACGCAAGAGTAGTCTGGGGATACGTGAATCATCTGGATGTGGGGGTAGTCATTAACAATATGAGCTACTGCAAACCCCTTTTGCCAATCATGATGTTGTGTATACTTCATGCCTGGACCCTTTTCGTCACACATGTGACCAATTTCATATCCACGAAGAGTTTCGCCAGCACCATTGTTTCTTAGTTCATAAGTTACCATGTGTGAAGCAATTCTATGTGAGTGACCACGAATCAAAGATACTTGCATGTCTTCCATGTCTTTTCTTGCAGATCCTGTTGCTGCAATTGAAAGTCCGTGGTGAACGTGGATATCTCCAAAGCGTCGCTTAGGAAGCTCATCATAATAAATATACTCATATCCAAGTGAGTCTAGTGACCACAATGCCTCTGGAGTTACTTCATTAATATAGTCTGGAAGTTTAGCATCTACATAATTAAAGATACGAATATCATGATTACCTAAAGCAGAAAATAGCTGTGCATTAGGAAGCATCTCTCTAGTTTTTGCGTAGAAGTCTCTTGCACCTTTTGCCTCATGACGCATCATTGGAACAATCAAGTCACGACTATCGTTCTTGTGAAGTTGCATAAATTCAGCAGAACGGCCTTCTGTATACTTGCTATAGCAAGCCTGGTCATCTGTGTCGCCAAGGTAATCTACAACATCTGGCTTGAACCACTTCATGACTTTGAACCATAGCTCGATCATCTTATCATCCTGATACGGGAATTGCTGATCTGATGAGAGCATCCATTTTAAATCGTTTGTCATATCTACCTTAATGTTAATAGGCCATGAATATTCATGGCCTATAGTCTAAATCAAATTGTAGCATAGTGCTACAGAATGTCAATACCTAATTGTTAACTGCAAGCAATCCAATGAACCCAAATAGTTCCGTTTGCTGATGCACCAGCTGAAAGCATCTGTACAGTAAATTCCGTTGTGCTTACAGCAGTCACAACTGGCAAATACTTATCTTTTACAAAGTCTGCTGAAGATGGTTGCCATATTGAACAAACAACATTTGGTCTAGAAGTAAATGATTTTTTAAATTTAATTGTCGATTTACCAGTGTTCGATGTATTACATGGAACCTTTTCTCTTCCAGACTCAATTTCTGTAGTCCTAGGCTTATTTGCGTCATCTCCGCCGCTTGCAGGAGCGTCATTAATACTATTAGATAAGCTATTAATAATATTTATGTTAGACACAATGTTAGACAATAACTCTGATGTTATTGGATCTCCTGGATTTACAGGCATTGGTTGTAATTGTTCTGCCATTTTTTTACTTCTCCTCTGGCTCCGCAGCATTTTGTGCTTGCTGAAGCTGTGTGATTTCTGCACGAAGGACTGCGATATGAGTCTCATATTGTGAGACAAGGTCGCCGATTCTTTGCTGTAGTGCAGTTACTACTAACTCTAATTTGTTATCCATTATATCTCCTTGATAGATTTACAGTATACCATTATGGGGTATTTGTGTCTAGTCCATTATTGCTAAAATATGACTCTGTTGTCATCTCTTCCTCGGTAATATCA